CCGTGGCGTGCTTGGAGCGCCCGCCCTTCTTCATGCCCATGGTCGGCCCGAGGACGTTCCTGATGTAGGCTTGGGGGTTCATGGAGTTCTTGAGCATGTCGGTAGGGCCGCCACCCATAGCCTTGCCCGTGCGGCCGCCTCTTTTCTTGCCATCCGAGAACCCTTTGAGCAACTGCTCCATCGAAGCGGGGCTCTCGCCTTGTATGGCTTTGGATGTCAGAAGGTTGTCAATGGCGCCGCCAAAGAGCCTGCCCGCCCGGCCGCCCTTCTTCATGCCGCCGATGTGCTTCTTGCCCTCGCGATCCTCGTTCGCTTCCTTCTGGTCGCGGTTGATGAGGCTGTCGGCAGTGATGGCGCGGCCACCGGACTTGCGGGGCTTGCGGCCAGCGTGGCAGTCCATCTTCTCGCCAGCAATCTTGCCGCCGCGCTTGTAGCCCTGCTTGGAGATCGGGCGCATGCCCGTCTTCACGTCCGCGTTCAGGGGTGCGGCGGGGGTGAAGTCCGAGCTGTCTACCTTGCTGTCCTTTTCACCCGCCATGCGCTTGGCCTTGCCCCGCATGGCCTCACGGGCCTTTTTTGCCATCTCATACATGCTTTTGCTCCTCGGAGGTTCCGGGCGTCCCCGGTGCTGCCTGAAGGGATAGCTTGGGCAACATCAAGCTTGCTTGGATATTAACATAAGCGCGCGATCTTCGACAGAGCCGCCCTTGGCGAACTGTTCGCCCCCAAACTTTTGAAGGGCTTCAATCCGTGACGCGGGGTTATTTGGGTCATACTGTTCAAGCCGCTCGACACCCATGCGGCGCAAGATGTCGGCTTGTTCGCCCGCAATGTCGCCCGGCACAACAGCGCCACGGAACTCGTCAAGGCGAACCGCGCGCTGCGGCTTGCCTTCAAAATACTCCGTGGGGAGTTGCTTTAGATAGTTGAGGAAGTCAGTGGCTTCTTGGCGAAGTTCTGAAGGCGTTGTTGATTTGTGGGCATTGAAAAGCTCATACCACTTTCCCATCCCGGCTTCGCGAAGCATGTCGGCAAGATCATTTTGATGGCGCCATTCTTCGCCGGAATATTTATAATGCGGGTAATATTTATCAGCGAGTTCAGTAAACTTTTTATCTGCAACATCAAACATAGGTTGAAGAGCCTCGCGAGGTTGAATCAGATCGCGAGCATTTTGAATTTGCTCAATGGACTTAAATTGAGGCGCAACACCAGAGCGTATTGTTCCAACGCCATAATTAAATCCTTCGCCGCCGCGAATATTGCCTTTCATTTCCTTGACCACGTTTTCAAGTGTCAAAGGAACATAGCGACGTTTTCCAGAAGGAGTATATCCTATAAAAATCATACCGAGGTCTTCATCCACGCTTGGGAAACGAGGCGAATAAACGTCAGACGCAAAAATCGGGTTCGTGCGCGAAGGCTGTGCCATTTCCTTGGGCGCAATCATTGTGATGTCGCCAAAGTTGGTGAAACCCTGTTCAGGCTTGATCACAGCGGTGCTAGGAACGGGCAAACCACCAAGCTTCTCAATGTCACCAAGACGATGGCTTTTGAGGTTATGAACCAACATCAAACGGTCTTCGGGGGAGACAACACGAAGCAACTTTGACAGCTTGCTTGCCTCCGCCTCATCAGGCGCCAGCATGGCCCCGGCTGCGGTGGCGGCGCCAGTGGCTGCGGGCGACGGAAGGCGGTATGCCGAAGTTACCGGCTCGGCGGCAAGTTTCTCAAGGTTCCCAGCTTTGGCGAACGGCTTGACCATTCCACGGAGGCCGCCGGTCAGCGCAGTATCCGCCACCATCTCAGCCGCCTGCGCGTCCTTCAGGTTGCCTGTTATGCGCAGATAGGGGTCGCGCACCAGAACGCGCTCCATGCCAGTCAGGGGCGAGATGGCCATGCCAAGGCCACCGCCAACCATGCCAAGCGCCCCGGCGCCGTAGTTGCCCGCCCTGACGGCCTTGAGCCCCTCCTCGACCGCGTCTGCGTTTTCGTTGAACGCCTCGCCCCACCGCTTCAAGAACGTGCCGGGGCGGCGCTGCGGCATGTACTTGTCATAGCCCGTGGGGGCGGCGGACATAAATGTCTCGCCCTTCGGTAGCTCACCCTCGACGCCCAAGGCGCGCGTCAGGCGTTCGCCCTCGGTTGATCCGGCGTCAGACCAAGTGCGCTCTGCCGGATTGTAGGCGGGTTGCCTTGCGGCTTGCCTCTCGACGCTCTCGGGCATTGGCATGTAGGAGAAGGCCGGGGGCGCGGGCGCGGGCTCCCTGCCCGATCCGCCAGCCTCGTCGGCCACGGGGGCGTTGCCACGATAGATCGTCAGGGGGCGCGGCTCTTCCGTTGGCCCCACCGCCTCACCGTCAGCGTGATGCTCGCGCACGACGTGGAGCGCGTCATCGACGAGGCCGCCGTGGGCGTAGTCTTGCATAGCCTTCACGACATCGCCGTGCGTCGTCATCTCGTTGGACGCCTTGTCCCAGATTGAGTGATGGGCAAGGTGCTGGTAGAAGGGGTCGTACTGCGACGGCACCTGAAGGCCGAGCGCAGACTGGCGGGCGGCAAGGCGGTCAACAGCCTCGACGCCGCCCTCGCCCTTGCTGCGGGCGAGGAAGGGGGCGGCCAGCTTGGTGGGCTCGCCCGTGTTCAGGATTATCTGCCGAGCGTCCAGCGTAGGCTGGTCGCCACGACCGTAGAGAGAAGCAAGGAAGCCGCTCTTTGACGGCCCGACGCCACGGATGTCGGACGTGAATTGACGCCACTCCTCGGGTGCCGACGCGCCCTGCGCCGCACGGGCGACAAGGTCAGAAGCCGTAGCCTCGCGGCCCGGCAAGTTCTGTGCGGCCCACTTCATTGAGTCAGGGATGTCGGTCTCATGGCGCCCGAAGGGGGACATGACCTTGATGGCGTTGGCCACCGCGTCACCCTCAACGTCACCTCGCGCCGCAGCGTCGAGATACCGCTGGCCCATCGGTGTGCCAAGCCACTCGGCCCACGCGCCCTCGGGGCGGATCATCTTCACGTCGTCGGGCAGATCAAGGCCGAGCTGGCGGAGGCGGTCAGCGTCCGTGGCGCGGCGCTGGATGCTGGCGCGGGTTGTGGTGTAGCCCTTGATCAAGTCGCGGGCGGTCAGGCCTTCGCCTGCGGCCTTGTCAGACATGCCACGCATGTAGTCGCCGAAGGCCTGAACGTGCGGCGGAATCTCGGTGAGGCCAAGGTCAGCATCGACATCGGCAAGCGGGCGCCACTTCCAATCCGCGATCTTGTAAGCGGCGGGGTCTTTGTAGTTCTCAACAGCCCGCAACGCCTTCTTGATGATGCCGCCCTTGTCGTACCCCTCAACCTCGCCGCCCTCGGCGCGGCCCATGCGCTTCGCCATCGCCGTGTCGGCCCACTGGCGAAGATCGCTCATGGTCCATTGGGCGTAGGGCTTGCCGTTGAACCGCATGTTGGCGTTGGCCGACACCGTCTTTGGGAAAACTTGCGCGACGGTCGCGTCATCCGGCGCGGTGTACGCCCTTACGGCGCCGCCCGGGCCTTGGAACCAGCTCAGGTAGGCGGAGCCCGGTGTGAGTGGAACGCCAGCCTTTGACAGCCTTGGGGCGATGTCGTTCGTCAGGTGGTAGTTTGCGGCGGCATGCTGGATGTCAACGGCATTGGGGTCCGTCTTCAAGCCACGAAGCTGCCGGTCGCTGTAAGCGCCAAACCGCTCGGGATCCATGCGGCGCAAAGTGTTGCCCCATGTGCTGTTAAGGAACTGGTAGAGCCCGCCAGCGGACGAAGTTGGGTTCTGCGCCCTCGGGTTGTTGCGGCTCTCGTTGGCGCGGATCGCGGCTAAGATCTGCGCGTTGGATGTGGTCGGCTCAACGTCCTGCGGGACACGGGCCGTCAGCTTGCCCGTCGCCTGATCAATCGCCGCAGCGGCGGGCGTTGCCGGTGCTTCGGGGCTGTAGGCGAGGGGCAGGCTCGTGACTGACGCCGGAGATATGTCGGAACTGAGCAGGCTTGCACCGCGCTCTGGCGCGGCGAAGGGGATGCTGACCGGAAGCTCCTGCACTTCGACGGGGCCCGGGCGCGGGGCCGTCAGCGGGGCGCGCGCGGGCATTGAGCCCGTCACGTCGTCAGCGGCCTGCACCTCACGCGCCAAGCGAAGGGCCTTGTCGGCCTTGAAGAAGTCGGCGTTGGTCTCGTTTTGGGTCGGCATGTTGGCGAAGGACGCCTCCTTGCCCGTGGACAGGTAGTCGGGGCCGGAGAACAGGTCAGACAGGAAGCCGCCGCCTGCCAAGTGGTGGCGGACGGCGTGGAGGGCGGCTTCAACTTCGCCGCCGTGGGCAAAACGCTTCTCAAACGAAAAGCCGTGATGGGTCATGGGCGGGGCGCCACGGATCGGCAGATAGCCACCCTGCGCTGACAGCTCGCCACCGAATGCGGGGACGCTCACCCTGCCGGTGGCGCTGGGCATCACACTCATGGCGCCAGACGCCATCGGGGCGATGTTGCCGCGCGATGGGCTGAAGGAGACGGGGAGGCCCTCGTCTATGCGGGGGCGTGACAGGCTGACCTCAGACAGGCGAGAGCGCGGAGCCTCGGCCTCCGGCTCGCTGAATTGGAGCCTTGACAGGACCGCGTTGATCTCGTCTTGGGTCATGCCGCCCCCTGCAAAATGATTGCGACCAGCGTCAATGTGACCGCCACGGGCATAATCGTTGATCTCTTCCCAATGCACAGACGAACTTGGGCTCACGCGAGCGCCGGGCTCGTGGATACCTTCAATGTAGTCAACGACATTGCCGCGATAGACATTTGTCACGTCTTCGCGGGGAATTTGCCCCATGACGCCAACCTCTGACTCCCCGGTTCCGGGGACATGAGAAATGCTCTCATCAGGCGGGCGTTTGGCGGCCACGACATAAGCAGGGCGCGAGGGGTCAGGTTTGAACTCTGAGGGAGCAAAGCTGTGGGCATAGCTGCGCGCTTCGTCGGGATTGACTGAGAAATATGTGAGCCCCTTTTGGCCTTCACCGATGTTGTGAGTGCCGAGGCTTTGGAGGTAATTGTTCTTTTGAAAGTTGGCGAACTCCTCCGCAGACATGCCACGGAAGATCTTGCTGGGGTCGGCTTGAGCCGGGAGATCGTAAGAAAAACCCTCCCGTGGGATGGTCACATCCTTGCTGGCAATGATGTTGCCAGCCTCATCAACAAGATCGTCCTTCTTTAGATCAAAATACTTAGGATTATAGACACCCTGACGCTCAAGCGAAAATGACCCACCTTTGTAGGGTTTAAGTTCGGGATTTGCCCTGAGAAAGTCGAGCGCCTTCTTTACAAGCTTCTCACCCGCCATCTCAACTCTCCGTCAGGGGCTGTTCGTTGCTCTCAAGGCGCTGGATCATGCCGGGATCAAGCAGGCTCTGCACCGCCTGCTCCGCGCCGGGCACGGTCGCGATGGTCTCGGCCAGCTTGACCGCCGCCAGCCTCTCGCGGCTCTCGCGGTCGCGCTTGCGGTTGATCGCGTCCATCATTGAGTCCTTCTCGTCCATCTGCATTTCCTGCTGACGGGCCTGCAACTCGGCCATCTTGATCTGGTCCTCGATGGTGGGGCCTTGGGCGCCCGGAACGCCTTGGCCTTCTTGCGCCTTGATCGCCACTTCCTGCTGCTTGACGCCGACCATGGCGGTCTTGGCGTCGGCCTCCTGCTTCTTGATCTGCACCATCGCCTGAGCGTACTGGACCTCCGGCGGCGGTTTGTTCTGGAGCGAGGAGGGCGGCACCATGAACTGCTGGGGGTTGCTCCAGCCCATCGCCTGCAAGGCGGCGGTGTCGATGGCAATCGGGTCGTAGAGGCTGGGGTTGCCCTGCTGGAGCTGCTTCAGGCCCATGATCTTCATCATGCGCTGAGAATGCGAAGCCGTGTTCGGGTCGGCCTGCGGGACGAGGTTGCAGTTGTCGAGCGCCGACAGGAACGTCGCCTCGTCCCAAGCGTAAGCAGGCTTCTTGTTGCGCTGCCAGAAGCTCTCGGGGTTCTCGTGGAAGCAGCGGGCGAGAAGTTGAAACTCTTGCGCCTGCGCCGAGTGCATCCGCTTGTGGACGGCGTTCATGACCTTGGTGGCTTGGTCGATCATGGCCAGCGTCGTGCCCACGGGCGCGTCGGCGCGGCCCTCGCCCACCTGCATCTCGCTCGTGCCGCCGACCCTCATGCCGGTCTCGGCCATGTTGGAGACGAGGCTCATCAGCGAGGGCGCGGCGCCGTTGTTGTAAGGCAGGGGCATGATGGCTTGATTGATCGGCATGCCGCCGGTCTTCACCAGCGCGCCGCCGCCGGGCGGGACGCGGAAGATGTTGGTGTTCTGGCGGGCGCCATTGTCCGCCATGAGAAAGCCGGGGAAGTTGGCGTACATGCCCGAGTCCAGCAGCTCGCGCCAAGCCGCCGTGATGGCGTTGGTGGTGTTGCCGAGGATATGGAGCAGGCCGATGTCGTAGAAGCCGAGGCCGGGCACGAAGGTGTACTTGATGAAGTTGG